CTTCGAATGCATACTCCGAACCCCATGGGAATAGACCAGATGACATACGAAAGAAGTGTATGTCTCGTTCTGCATTCCATTGTAGTATTTTCTTTAGGTCTTGGCAGTTAGCCAAAGCCAGTTCTGATACGTAAGGCAAACCCTTCTCAAGGAAGGTGCGTCTTATCATACCGCGATTTGTTGTTATCCGTTGTTTCTTAGAGCGTTCCGAAAAGCCCTTGTTGATGCAAGCGTAACCTAGATTGTAATTTTTCATAATATCCTCCGAGATATATTTGTAATGTAACACGTTATGTGTATTCTGTCAAGTTTTATTTGATAATAAATTGTAGTGAGATTAAAAGAACACATAAGCAAAATGATATAATGTTCTTAAGTGTTAAGATCTCTTCTCCCAAGAAATACCAAGTCAATGGTATGAATATTAGATATCCTATTCCAAAGGTAAGAAACCTTATTGACCATAGTTCCATATGTTCATACAACATTATTGTTGCGTGTGCAAATAAAAGAGATACTATCGGTCCAAATAGTATCGCTATGTAAACATAGTTTGATTTGAATGGTTCTCCAAGTATTCCAGAGTTTGACTGAAACCATGCAAGAACTTGCGCAAACATGAAGATGAGCGCTCCATAGATAATTTTCATTGTTCCTCCAATGTTTGTATTATAACACGTTCTCAATATTTGTCAAGCAAAAAAGTAAAAAAAAACCCCCGACGGATTGTCGGGGGCCAACATAGGAGATTTTACACGTTGTTATTCTTCTTCACCTTCTAACTTGATGTTTGATTTACCACTATCAAACTGCTCTATCAATTCATAATCCATCATTTTAATAATCATTTCTTTAAACTTCTTATCTTCGAGCTTACTTTTCCATTCTTTCTGTCGGAACTTATGCTCCTTTCCTTTCGGGTCTTTAAGGTAACACCAACCTCCCCCAACTCGATAGGAGGATGACTGTTTGATGACTTCAAGCCAAGACTCTTCGTCCATTACGCCTATTCCATCACCCCAAAGTATCTGAAAACCACACATTCGATCTTGCGTTCCAAAACGCGACTTCTTCAACTTTGCCTTTACTTCTGATCCTATCCTTCGGTTATTTTCGTCAAAGACGAATGAAGCTTTTGACTTTCGGGATGTTAACCAGATACGTAGGGAAGACATATATTCAATCGCCTTCCCACCGGGTGCGAACCATGGTGTCGTATATTGCTCTGCTATGCTGGTTGTAATATTCGTTTTGAGTTGGTTTACAAGCAACAAAGCGCATTGTTGGTTCGCTAAGGGTAGAGTAAGTTTCTTAAACCCCTTACCAAGTATCCTTGGCTTTACAGCCATAGAAGCTTGAGGGTCAAAGTTACCTTCAATGTCTTTTTCACAAGCAGTCGCTGCTATTGAGTCCCATACGAATAAGAACCTTTGTTCAGGGTAATCATTCATTAGGTCTTCGATTGTTCCTAACACCTTTTCAACTGTGATCGCCTGAGCGTACATCCAGTTGTTATCCAAGTCTATTCCAGACTCTTCAAGGAACATCGGGTCAATAGCAGACTCTGAGTCGAAATACACTACGAAGATGTCTCTCTTCTGAGCGTTTACCGCTATCTGTACTGCCATATAAGACTTACCAACAGAGGATTGACCAGCGAGTTCGGTGATCTTTCCAACTGGTATTCCTGCCATCTTGCCTTTGCAGATGATGGAGTCTAACCAGCGAGAGCCTGTTGGTATCCAATCAGTTACCTGTGTTGGATTCTTCTCTCTTAAGTCAAAAGCCGCTTCAAGACCCATTGACTTATTGATTTTCTTTTTCATTTCTTTTATGTTAATTTTTCCTGCTTTCATTTGTATTAACTCTCCAATGTTGTTTTGTTTCCTTGTTGTTATGGTGTGAGGCATCTGATGACCGTTTGCCTCCCTGTCGGGCTTATAAAAGCTACTCTGTTTCTTCTGCTGCTTCTTCTTCCTCTTCGGGACTTTCTTCACTTGCAGCTTCCTCTTCGGAGGATTCTTCTGTTTCTTCACTCGCCCCTTCTTCTTCAACAGTTTCTTCAACTGGTTCTGAAGGTTCAGGTGCACTGTCTTCTTGTTTTTCTTCTCCACAGGCAATCATTGCCAATAGTAATAAATTAATCATTTTTGTCTCCTTTATAATGATAAGGTGCTCCCCTTTAGAGCCGGGGAGCGAGGCTTGGCTCTGTTTAGCCCATTAACTTTTCGAAAGCATCATTGACTGCGTCAGTCCCATACTTTGCCGTTTCAGATGAACGACCTTCGGAGGTGGTCTCGTTCGATAAGAACTCATCTAAAATTGCTTGAACATCTTCGGAGGATTTGCGTTCAAACAGACTCGAAATTTCAGGCACCGAGTCAAGTAGAGCTTCGCAATCTGCGACATCATCATCACACAAAACCGATGGTCGTCTACGAGGCTTAAGAATGGTCTTTGGAAAAGAGCCGGGTGTTCCGGGGACGTTATAGTTAAGAACTATATCGGTGCCGGACTCGGGGTCTGTAATATCACCATAATCAGGGTCAATAACTAGCCCGAGAAGAGTTTCATATGCCATTTTGCCATAGGCCCAGACACGAACCCCATCAGCTTCTTCCCCACGAACCAAGATTGGAGAGTAGTAACGCTTACGTACAAACAATTTCTTTGCTTCTCGTTTTGCGGTTTCGTCATTATTCTGAACTCCATCTCTCCAAAGTTGAGAGGCAAAGTTGCAAATAGGACAGTCTTCTCCATGGTTTGCTTTAGGGCAGAGGATTCCGGGATTCTTTCCCACATTATAGTGAAAATGATACTCTTTAAATGGGTCTCCATCTTTTGATGGAAGGATACGAATGGTTTGATCGCCTTCTTTCGGACGCCACTTCGTATTGCTTCTTGACGCTTTCACGCCGTTCTTACTTGCGTTTAATTTAGCTCGCATTGCTTCTAAGTTTATAGCCATGTTAATCTCCTTGTTATTTTATGTGACTTAGTTGTCTAAGGCAGAGAGCTTAATCTCACTCCCAACCAGTTTTCGCTTCTATTTGAACCTCAATAAGAAGATAAAGGGTCGAGTTTTTTACAAGCGTTGGTTATCTCGACAAACAACTGGTGAATACGATTTATAAGGTATTATTGTTTTTATATTTGAATATTAGACGGTTCGTTACTATCCGTTGATAGTTACTTCTTGTCTTGAAAAGCTCGGGCTTTCAATAACAGTGTTGTGATTGAAGACTCTCCAGCCATTTTGATCAAGATCGAAGACTACTTCGTGCTTTGTATCCAAGTAACGTGGCTTAACTCCAGATCCTCGTAGAGAGTTAGGAACAGCATTTTCTTTCAAGAAACGCATGTTACGTGTTGTTCCATCTTTCTTTGTGAAGCTACCGGTGTAAACGTTAGCGTTGATTGTGATTGTATTAGTTGTAGACATATATCCTCCTCAGATGTTAGTTGTCAATTTGTTTTTGAGAGTTGACTTTCGGTTGACCTCCCAGAACAACCATCGTGTTATTAATATAACATGTTTTAACATTTTGTCAAATTATTTTTTTATTTTTTTTATCAGCGATGTAAGAGCGACCTTAATAAAGGTTTTTGTTTTATTGTATTTATATTATAACATACTTTCATAAGTTTGTCAAGTATTTTTTTTATTTTTTTTTAAACACTTTCAAAGTTATTGTTTGAATGTATTTGTAATATAACACGTTTTAAAAGTTTGTCAAATTATTTTTTTATTTTTTTCTTATTTCTTCTTCTTTGTCTTGCTTCCAAGTATCTTTGAGTTTTTGTTTTAGGCTTATTGTTAAACAAATCTAAAAAGTTATCAGATATTTCTGGTTGCCATTTAACATTGACATCTCCATTTTCATCATACCTTATCATCCAAGCATCATCTAAGTATTCATCTATTTGCTCACTAGACATGCCTTGTTCATTGGCTAACAAGTTTTTTAGTTCTTCTGTAGCTCCGGTGCACCACATTTTTTCAAGTTTATTTGTCATACTTCCTCCGATTGTATATAATGAGTATATTTTATTGAATAAAAATAAGAGATATCAGATGAGTTTTCCCATAAGCCAAAAGATGACTCAATGTTCTTCTCTTTATCTAAAGTAACACGTTCCTTAA